TTCTCGAGCATTGTTTTTTGTTATTTCAGATATCTTTTTACAAGCTTCTTCTTCAGACTTGCAGTATAACATGAAAACCTGACTTGTGTATTGAGAAGCAACGACAATAAGAATATTGTTATTTTGAACTGTAGATATCTTTATAGCCCAGCCGTTTTTTACAGCTAGGTTCCACGAATGGATTTTATCACTTATTTCTGTAAAATCATCGCTCATTTCTTTTCTTTACACACAACAATTTCCCATCTACCATCTAAGTGTTCAACTAATGCAGTTCTACTTTCTACCCAATCGCCCGAATTCATGTAAAAGATATCCTCAATTTTTCTTATTTCAGCATGATGTATATGTCCACAAATAACACCATCATATCCATTCTTTTTAGCATACTCGGCTAAGTTGACCTCAAACTTAAATATAAAGTCTACAGCACCCTTTACTTTGTATTTAAGATACTTACTAAGAGACCAATAACCAAATCCGAACTTCCTACGCCACCAATTATAATGTGCGTTTAATCTCAATGCTACGTCGTATGCTTTGTCACCTAAAAGCGCAAGCCACGGGGCAACACTACCGATACCGTCAAATATATCTCCATGTATTACAAGATACCTCTTACCATCAATACCTATGTAATCTAATTTATTCATTATTTTTATATCACCAAACTGAAGTGAGCCGTCAATAAACGGCCTAATGAACTCGTCGTGGTTACCAGTAACGTATATTACATCAGTGTTATTTTTCGAGTGTTTTAATACAGACCTAACAACTTTGGTATGTGATGGATACCAAACCCATTTGTTTTGTTTAATTCGCCAGGCGTCTAAAATATCTCCATTTAGTATCAACGTATTGCACGTGAAACTCTTTAAGAAGTCATTTAAATCTTCAGCTTGACAGTCTTTCGTTGCCAAATGCCAATCGCTCATGATTACTGTTCGATATTTCTTCATATTTTTCCAAAGATATGTGAACCATGAACTCTAACGGATATTTGATTGTTGTAGTAATCGGTTGATTCTAGCACACACCGATTAAATTGTTCTCTTGCTTCTATATATGAACATTCAGCTTTTGATTTACAGATAAACAATATCTCTCGAGTAAAGTTATCCTCACCTAAATTAGAAACGTCTTTCTGTAATTCAATGCTAGACCCGTAATAGGTTGCCCAATCAGAATCTACTTTACTTCTAATCTTTTTCTTCTTTTTGGTGCCGTTCTTTAGTGTTATTGTTTTTAATGATGTTTTTGAAAATTTTGCTAGCTTCTTACCTATATACTTTCTATTATTTGTCTTATTTACTATAAGATAAACAAAACCAACACAATCATCAGGAAGCTCTACAATTTCTTGACCTTGGTGTGTCCAATTCATTATTCATCATCTTCGATATATTCGTCTGCCTCATAGATATCTCCGCCACACATGGGGCAGTAAGCAACGTCTGATGTATTGAATTCAGAACCGTCTTTGAATATGATTTTACCGTGAGCACCGCAGTTATCACAATCAAAATGTTTTGTCGCCATTTTCTTTTCCTGTTAATTTTAAGTTAAGAGTAAAGTTCTCAACCACCAGTTTTACTATTGTTGCTATCATAATACTTCGTTCGTTAGGACTAAACTCACTAAACTTCTCAACGACACTCATAGTCATTAGTTTATAAGCAGACTCTTCATCGATATTTAGAAGCCCCCAATCTATGGGGTCTCCAATCTCAACTTCTCTAGCTAAACTAACAATCTCATCTATATAGTCATTCATTAATCTATGCCCAAACATCATCCCATTTACCAGACAAAGCACCTTTTGCGTAGTCTGTAACTCTATTCTCAAAGAAGTTACCATGAACTGGCGCATTAATCATTTCTTCCACCCACGGAAGTGGATTCTTTTTAACTTTGAATATACCTTTTAATCCTAAACTGATTAAACGTCTATCTGCAATGTATCGAATATACTGTTTTACATCTTCTTGAGATAAATCTCTCATAGGACCGTTTATAAAAGATAACTCGATAAACTTATCTTCAAGTTCAACCATTTTTTCAGCAATCGTATATATCTTACCCTTTAAATCATCATTCCAAATCTCATTATTTTCTTTGATATATGTTTTGAACAATTGAATCATACCCTCAGTGTGCATTGTTTCATCAACAATTGACCAAGTAACGATTTGACCCATGCCTTTCATAAGACCATGACGAGGAAAATTAAGCAACATAATAAAAGAGCTAAACAACTGCATACCTTCGGTAAAAGCCGAGAAGACTGCGATGTGCGTTGCCGTACTTTCGAGAGTGCCATTTTTTGACGAAAGTTCTGTGACATAATCGTGTTTATCTCTCATTTCGGCATACTCTAAAAACTGATTGTACATAGTTTCTGGTAAACCAAGGGTTTCAATTAAATGTGAATATGCTGCAATATGTAAAGCTTCACGAGCTGAAAATCCTAACAGCATCATACGAACTTCTGGTTGTGGAAAGTATGGTAAATAGTTATTGACATAACCACCAGCAACATCAATATCACCTTGAGTAAAGAATCTGAAAATATTTGTCAGAAAGTCTTTCTCTGTAGTGTTTAATTTCTTTTTCCAATCTTTCACATCTTCCATCATAGGGACTTCGGAATGAAGCCAATGTGCTTGTTCGTGTTTTAACCAGGCATCATATGCCCAAGGATAATTAAACGGTTTAAAGTAACTACGTTCTTCCATTAAATTTGATTTAGTTTTTACCATTTCTTTTCCTATTATTTATTATTTTATTGGCCAATGTTTATTGTATTTCTCAAAATAAAACATGAGTTCATACTTTTCATCGTCGTAGTATTCCGCAACATAATCACTTCATCAATATTTTCCATCCGTTTTAAACCAACCTTTACCCTTATACTCAACATTAGGTGCAGTGATGAATGTCCTTTCTAGTGCGGGCTCGAAACAACGAGGGCATGTAGTTGGATGTGGATCATTCATAGACTTAGTTAGCTCTATCATCTCACCACACTCACTACATTTGTAATCGTATGAAGGCACTAACTATCCTTCGCAAGCCAAACAAACACCCTCATCACTAGCCATAGATTTCAAATCAATCTCAGCAATGACTTCACGTTCAATACGTTTAGACACTTTGTCTGCTTTAGCTATCTTATCTGAACGGCAATAATACATAGTTTTAAGACTAGTTTTCCAAGCCATAAAGTGAACTGCATGTATATACTTAATATGACTATCTGGTCTAAAGAATACGTTTAATGATTGAGCTTGGTCAATATACTCTTGTCTATCAGCAGCATGTTGAATTACCCAACGTTGGTCAATTTCCATCGCAGTTTTAAATACGTCTTTATTCCAATCAGACATCCAGTCTAAATGTTGAACAGAACCGTCGTTAGCAATAATAGACGACCACACTTCATTATACCAGCCTTCTTTATGCTTACTCGATTCTTCTTTAACCACAGCATCTAAAAACTGATTCTTGTGTAGATGTGAACCGCTCAGCGTGTCTTGCCTATACGCATTAGCTCTAAAAGGCTCAATCGATGGTGAAGTATTTCCCATAATAATAGAACTGGAAGCATTAGGAGCGATAGCCATAAGATGAGAAAAACGATTGCCTGTACCAACAGCGTCTGGTGCTTCGCCACGTGTTTTGCCCAATTCCAAGTTCGCTTCATTTAGTTTACCTCTTACGTGACTAAAAATTCTTTTATTTAAGCCCGTTGCTAGGGCGCTTTCCCACGGTATATTTTTCTTTTGCAATAGTGCATGCCAACCGAGGGCACCAATACCAATAGACCGCTCACGACTAGCAGAATACCTAGCCCTAGCAATAGTATCAGGTGCATTATCAATAAAATGTTGTAACACATTGTCCAACATTTCTGCGATATCCAATAAAAATCTATCATCGTTTTTCCATTCTTCGTAGTATTCTAGATTAAGCGAAGATAAACAACATACCGCGGTTCTCTCTTCGTTAGTCGGTAAAATAATTTCTGAGCATAAGTTTGACTGATGTACTTTAAGACCCCTGTCTTTTAACCACTGAGGCAACTTGCGATTAGATTCGTCTATGAAGTGTAGATACGGTTCGCCAGTCTGCATACGCAATTCAAGTAATTGTTGCCATAATGCTTTAGCTGAAACAGTTTCTCTAATATCTTTTGAGTGTGGGTCTACTAAATTCCAAGAATCGTCGTAGTTAGGGTCTATCATACACTTTTCAATGATATCCATGAAAGCATCAGGAATATTAACACCGTGGTGTAGATTCAACGCTTTCATATTCTGGTCACCAGTAGCTTTACGCATTTCCATAAACTGAATAATATCAGGATGGTCAATACTTAAGTAAGCCGCGTATGAGCCTCTACGAGTCTTACCTTGACGATAAGCTAAAGATGAAGCATCGTATATTTTCAAATGAGGCATAACGCCAGTAGAGATTGCATCCGCAGAACGAATGCCAAAACCAATACCAACACCGCCTCCCATCATGGATAGCCAATTGGTTTCTGATAGGTTATCTACTAGACCTTCAGCAGTATCTTCTATGTAGTTTAAGAAACATGAAATAGGTAGACCGCGCTTAGAGCGGCCAAAAGAAAGTATTGGTGTGGCGTAACTAAGCCAATGCTTGCTAGAATACTCATAAAGACGTTGAGCATGATCACTATTACTACTAAACTGTTTTGAGACATACGCAAACCTTTCTTGAGGGGAATTCTCACTGTCTGTCATGTAACTTTCTTTTAATCTAATCATTCCCAACTCGTCAAATAACGAATCTCGTGAATAGTCTACTTCAATACCGTGAACGGTGTTAGTCATTTAAAACTCCAATTTTATTCTGTTACGAATTCTTTTGTCATAGGGAAGATACTAGCAATTGCCTCAGCACAAGCTCTCGCTACTTCCATATGTTCTTTTTGAGTGCCTTTCTCTGAACGAACTTCTATATAGTGAATGAAAGACCTTATAGTTCCGTTCATATATAATCGACTCACAGTATTTCCTTCTGGTAACACAGCACGTGCCTGCTCTTTAGCAATACCATTATCTATCGCCCACGCATAAGCTTGTTTGGCCGCTAGTATCACTCTTAACTGCTCTTCTTCCCATCTTTCAGCAATATACTCATCGTAGTTAGGTAGCGAATTTTGTCTATTAACAGTGTCTTGCATTCGCGCTTCTCTCAACACAAAATCTAAATCTTTTGTTGGGTCAGCGTATCGTTGACTGAATTCTTGAAACGAAAATGACCTGTGTCGAAGTATTTGTCGAGCTATATCTCGTGTCGTTTCTATTTCTAAACAAGCTGAAGCCATCTCTAATGGACTCCAATGTTTATATTTAACTAGATATCGAATTAACTTTTCTGAAGTTTCAGTATTTAACTGATTGGATGGATTTGATACCCTAGCACAGAATGCGATAAGGTCTTGCACATTATCTAATCCATCATCAAGCATTTCTTTGCTAGGTTGACTATAACTAATTAATTTAACTTTCATGTTTAAACTTTCTTCCAATATACAAATTTCATTTGAGCTTGTAATCCACTAACTACATTACTACTTATAATTCTTTCAATCTCAGCTTTAGATGTTTGGTTCATAATCATCTCATTAATATCTTTACCCCTCATCGTTTCTGGCCAAATAACAACTTTATTACCTTTGTTAATTGCAGTTTGCATTAAATTTACAATTTCTTTATTTCTTGGTTCATTATCGTATATTAACACAACATCATTGGCATTAATGTCTTTTGCTGCCGACATTAGATTTGCATCACACGATGCAATAGCATTATCTAAAAACATACTATCAAACTGGCCCTCAACGATTCTAACTGGCTTAGTAGTATCTAGTCTATCTAAACCATACATTATTTTTCTATCAGTGTCTACAACTTTCATAGTTATATATCTAAGAGATTTATCGTTAGTTTCTAAAGCTCTACCAGTGACAGCAATCAACACATCATACTCATCATAAAATGGTATTACAAGCCTAGCGTCTTCAGCTAAGTTTTTATCGTGTTCTGGAATTAATGCATCGATAAAACTTTTATAGTTTTGCGTGAATAGTAACTTACTCCAGAATTTTTTGGGTATTTTTCGAGCAGTTAGATATTTAACACAGAAATGTTCTTCGGGTAATACACTACACCACTCAGCATGTTCAAACACTTTTTTCATTTCAACTTTTCCAAATTTTGGTGATGGTATATTTATAGAAGTCTCTTTGAAAGATGACTTAGCACCTTCGCCAGAACTATACCTCTCTAAAACATACTCTTTATATATATCAGGGCTAATGTGCTTAATTAGATTACCTAAAGTAAGACCAGCATTACAGTTATGGCAACGATAAAATAAATCGTTACCTTTGCGATAGATATATCCTCGCATTTTAGATTTGTTTTTCTTTGAGTCGCCGCAGATTGGACACCTGCAGTTAAATAGATACGCTTCTTTCTTTACAAACTTTTCAAATCGATGTGAGATTAAGTTTGTATACTTTATATCAATGAATAGAGACATGTTATTTCCATAATATTTCAAATTTTACTAATTATATATAACTACATAGACAAACGCAATTTATTATTGAAATAATGACATAATAAACTTAACAAATATTGATGACAATGCACCTATTACTGCCGCACCACCCATCACCATAAATTTCCACTGCTCGAGAACATCAACCTTTTGTTCGAGCTTTTCCATTCTATCCGCGTCTAGTTGCTTCAATGCGTTTATATCATTTTTTATTGTTTTACTGAACTCTTCAACTTTTTCAGATAACTCGTTGTGTTCACGTTTATTATCTTGGCGTTCTTGTTCGAGCTTTTCAAATAAAACGTCATTGACTTGTTTCTGATTGTCGTTGACGTTTTCATGAACCGCGAGCATTCTTTCCATGCAGGATGAGATTGAAGTTAGCTTATCAATGCTATTTTCAAGTTTGTCTACAACGTCTTTGAGACCAACGAAGTCTCGTTCGAGCATTGCAAGTTTTACTTTAACCTCTTCCGTCATTTTAGTTAGTCTCTTCCGATTGACCAGATTTAATCGATTCTACTTTTTCTTGGCCACGAGTCCATGCACTGATACCTAAAATAGCACCAAACGCGATGTGCACTAAACCACCACCCTGAAGTGTTAATGGTTGCCACATGCCAACTGATTGACCTGGGTTCCAATATTGTAGTAAGTTATATAACACAGGACCTAAGATGAAATCAAATATATTGATTGCCATGTATGTCACTGCCATCATTGGGCGCCATTTAGAGGTCATCCAATCTTCTGCTTTTTTTTCTGCTTTAGTTGTCATTGTTTGTTTCCTTTATATTATTATAATTATAACAAAGAATAATAAAAGTCAAACTAACTTGACAACCACATAAAAACACACTATCATAGGCATGTCCTATGTGATATAGTCAATATTAAATAACAAGTCCAACAACCGATGCAATGTTTTCAATGCATTCGTTCAATTTAGTTTTAACTGCTAAATCGTCAGCAGCTTCAGATATTGCTTTACTGTGAACTAAGTCACTTAAAAGTTCTTTATATTCACTCTCAGATATCTTCTTAGCTTTAAAGTCTTTATCTAGACTTAACACATCTTTTGCCCAATTAGCGATTGACGTGTTATTACTACCCGCAAAATCTTCTAATACTTTTGTATAACTCATCTAGGTTTAGCTCCTATAACATTCTGAATAATCGTTGCATTCTTTTCTATATTACCAAATTTTGTAGTGCAATAAGTCAAACTTACAGCTTCAGTGCCGTGGTATCTAACGCTTAATCCTTTTACTATTTCCGATAACTCTTGAGTCATCTTAATAGCTTCTTTATTATTTGGAATACTCTCTGAGTAATTTCGCAACTCAATAGTTTTAAACCAAATATTATCCACAACGGAAACCACTTCTGGTGTTCCACATTTAGCAGCGCCCAGATTAGATTGGGTGCGTATTGTATTTATAAGCATGTATTCATTATTGTCAAATCGAGCCATTTTATATGCGTCAATCAATACACATCCAGGTAACAACATAAGTAAAGCAACTAATAATAATTTTTTCATTTCACTTCCTCAAATATTTTCTTTTGAGTGTTATACCAATCTTGCCACGCTTTATATTTAATATCAAGCTCATAGTATTTGCCATAGTTATCGCTTGCGTTTGTTATTAAATCGCTCAGCTCTGGATTCTCTTTAGTCAGAGGCTTCAATGGTTCTGATGGTTTCGTCAACGATTCTGGCGCCTGAGGAAACTTCATAGTGACAGGCACAACAGTAGAGCATGATGTCAAAATCAACATAGATATAATAATAAGTTTATTCATTTTTCACCGCTTTATTATACATTTCAATTGCTGCCT